AAACCAATCAATCTATTGTTTATCGATGAATTAATTGACAGTGGTATGGACACACAAGGTGTTGAATCAAGCATGTCAATATTGAAAAAAATGACTAGAGAACGTGGCAAGAATGTGTTTTTAATTTCACACAAAGATGAACTAACTGGCAGGGTTAATTCAATCATGCATGTTGTAAAAGAAAACGGATTTACATCTATTTCAAACGATCTTGAAATTGTGTCAAGCCATTAATAAATATTAGGAGTTTATTAAACAGGAACACAATTTAATGGAATCACAACAAAAATTAGAACAACATTTTAAAGATGACTGGCAAGGTGAGTCAAATATATACGATTGGTTATGTAAGCACACTAATATACCTTATTTAAAAATTGATTTGGACATTCCTTACGTAGAAATTTATAAAGAGGCATTAGCAATTCAAGACCAATTTGTAGTACATAGAGAAAATGAAGGCGATGGAACTTGGAAAAGTTTGTGTATTCATGGAATTGATTCACATTACACAAACGATTGGAAATATTATGATGAATTTAAAGATGGGCCTGAACCAGAATATAAATGGACTAGTGTTTCTGAACAGTGTCCATTTACTACTAAATTTTTTAAAGAAGTATTTCCATATAAAAATTATCAACGTTTAAGATTTATGTGGATAGAGCCAGGGGGTTATATATTACCTCATCAAGACTTGCAAGAAAGACATTTTGCTCCAATTAATGTTTCAATATTTAATCCAGAAGGATGCGAATTTAGATATAAAAATTGGGGAACTGTACCATTTACTAACGGTAGTGCATTTTTAGTTGATGTAGGCCAAGTACATAGTGTATGGAATAAAAGCAATGAACCAAGACTGCATATTATTGCACATGGGTCAAAAGACTGGAGTCGTTTTAAAACAATATTAGAACGCAGTTGGAATAAATACCATTAGAATAAAAGGAGCAACAACAATGAATTTTGAACAATTGGTAAGATACACAATAGAATACGGTAATCAATTAAGATATTACCACTGGCAAACATCTAGTTATGCACAGCATGAAGCACTAGGTGAATTTTACAATGGACTATCAACAAAAATTGATGGTCTAGTTGAATCATGGCAAGGACGTAACGGAAACATTAAAGTTGATCAAGGAAGTGTTGAACTAGTTGATTATTCAGATGTTGATACTGTAATTGAAAGTGCTGAAAATCTAAGAGATGCTTACGAACAATTTAAAGAAAAAATCAGTTACGGTGATATTCAAAATCAAATTGATGAAGTTATTGAATTGATCAATCACACAATTTATCTTTTAAGATTAAAATAAACTATCTTAAAACTTCAATATTAAATTTGTTTTTTGTATGATTTTCTAATGCATTACACCAATGCATAAATTCACTTTTTCTGATATGGTTTCGCTCGTAATTAAACACATTTGTCAAACTAATCAATGAGTCTGTTGTGATATCTTGTATCACACCTAGTCTTGTTATATCACCATAGTAATAATCTACTTTGATATCGTTTGTTCTGATATGTTCAATCATAGGCATGACTTCTTTCACCGTTGACTTATAAAGATCCAATTGTTTGTATTCTTGCTGTTCTACGTCCAAAGTGGTCCATGGTCTAGCTCCTAATTCTTGCTCAAATTTTTCAACAAATTCTTTAAAATTGTTTTCAAATTTGGTCAGCAACAACTCAGTAAAAATCAGTGCAGTGATTGATACATCATAGTATTTTATATGATTGACTGATTTATAAACATCTTTTATTCTACGCAAACTTTCAATGCCATTTGCAACTGAAATATAAGTTGTGTGTGTTTTTGTAAATTGTTTTTCACTATAATGCGTGGCCATAGGATAGTAATATGACAGAGTTGGAAGGTAATTCCAACTTAACAAATCTGGTACTTGCTCAGAAATGTCATAATAAACAAATTTTTTACGTTTCCTTTCTTGCTTGTTAAAAGGTCTGACAACAAAATTGTTTTTCAGCAGTTCACTGATAACTTTACCTCCAAATTTTAATTTATCACATTTGACTGAATTATTTTTGTCATATGACACACTGATTGGTGTGTAATCATCATGAAAGTTGTCTAATGATCTTTGCACACCAGCAAGATCAGAATCTTGTTTGCATAAAAAATCAGGCTCACCTGCTTTTTTCCAGTCATTAACATTTAGTATAAAGTGTTGTGGATGTAATTCATAATATTTTTCTTTTCTGTCTAACACATGACCTATTAGAGAACTTTGATCTAAATCAGATATGTATCTTCTTAAAAAATCGTTGTCTATGTGTCCTTTGAAAAACATACCTTCTTCAATGACTGTTACCCATTTTGTTTTAATTTGATTTTTAATACATTCTGTGATTTCATGTCGTTCAATGTAAACAACTGATGTAATCATGTCATATCGAAGAGATTCATAAAAATAGTCTTTGACACTTTTTAATAGACTGTGATTTTTAATAATGATTAAACTGAAATTTTTTTCAATGTCACTGACTTTGATTTTTGATTGCATCTTTGTTGTTTGTCCAAAATTCTTTTGCTGTGATATATTTATAGGTCTTGTAAGTTTTAGAAAATGTTAAATCTTGCCATTGAGTTGGATCCCATAAAACAAATTCACCTTGCCTAGAAATTTTTACACACAATAACCATTTGTCTTGTGATTCGCAACTTTCTTGTGATTGCCGAATCCATTCATCAAGTTGTTTGACTTCTTCTCCTAGTGCCAATTGATTCCATTTAAATTCACCGTAGTTTTTTGCTTCAATTACCAGCAGTGGAAATGAGTCGGGTGGAATTATGTCACCTTTGAATCCTCTGGTTTGGTTTTCGCTTAATGTTTGTGTTCGCACAATGTTTTGACCACCTACAAAAGCACCCGAGTATGGTACTCGAGTAAATGATTCGTTATACAAATCTGAGAGAAAATTAGCTATATCTCGCTCGTACGATTTGCCTTTGTTTTTGCTTTTTCTACCACTCATAATGACTATTATACATTATTTAATTGTTAAAAGCAACTATAATAAATTATAAATATGTGTATGAACAGTTTTTATCCAGCAGAGAACGGCATCAAACAGTATTTAGAAGTTATTTCAGAACACAAGATTTATCTAGATATGAGAGAAATGGAATATGAGTTTGTGTGGCAGTTGTTTAACCACATGAAGCCTAAGAATGTGTTATGTATAGGTGGGTATCATAACTTTGATGCTATATTCAGTTGCAAGGATTTACCAGATTGCAGTATTGTAAATGTGGATCCAATTGCGTTTGAAGAAAGAAATCACGTGATAGATAGACACAATCTGATCATGCAAAGAACACAATACCAAGGAAAATACAAGTGGATTCAAGAAAAAGCAGATTCAAACAAAATAGCAAACAGCCAATGGGATGTGGTATGGGAGTCAGGTGATACTAGAAATCACATTGATGCACCTTGTTTTAATGAAGTATCAAAATCACTGGGTAATTTTTCAAACAAGCAAATCTATATCAAATACACATATGGTTTCCCGCCAATCTTGTATGGACAAATACCTATAATTGACGAATCTGTGCCTATACAAGCTATTGGAAAAACTATTGCAGTGTTTGGTAATATTGAAAATGATATAAAACAAGTGTTAGGAAACAGTTACTATCAACAAGGAAAAAAAATCAATTTTCCTTTTAATATAAGACGCCGAGGCAAACGTGTTATTCCTTTTGTAGGATGGCCTGGCCTGTACAAACAGTTTATTGATAATAACAATCAAAAAGCAGAGTGGCGTCAATAACAATCAGAGCTCTACTGAAAATAAATTAAATCACCTCCGCGATGGTGTTATCATGTCCTTTGCGGAACTGTGATCATCTTTGCGATACTGCTAATTTTGATTTGTATTAGATTCTATATGAGTATGCACTTATTACCAAGATTTGGCCATACTTCACCCGTTGCCGGGCGAAGTACTTTTCTTTGTTAATAAGTTGTTTTGTTACTCATTACCAGAGATCAGTCATCTAACTCACGGAACCTAAAGAGGCGGTTGGCCGGTACCCCTATCATTCCTACTTCATCCAACGGGACTTGTACATACCCAGAGTTAGCAGTTTATGTACAAGACAATGGTTGCATTTCTTTCTCTAGCAGAGCCATTATCATTTGTGCCTTAGTTAACACTTGCCTTGCAACACTAGATTCACCATCTTTATGACGCATTTCTAGGATCTTATTGATCAATTGAGTTGCTATGTTATGCCTGAAAATTTGCCTTGATATTTGCCTATATAATTTGTATAATGTAACAAGTAGCAACAAAAGTCAACCTCTTTTTTGATTAAATACACAAAAAGGCAAATATATGGTAGAATGGGATTTTGGAAGTCATTGGAATTACAGAGATTGCAGACTAGAAAACAACGGTTTAATACCCAAATCTTGCGGATATAACAAAACCTTCAAATATGTAATCAATGTACAGCAAATGAAAGATGACTACATTGATTGGTGCATGGAAAAATGCAAGAGCAACTGGGGTTGGCATTTTGATGACGATCATGCTTTTATATCTTTCAATTCCAAAAAAGAAGCATTTTTGTTTAACCTGTCAATAAGATAAAATGTTTAGTGTAGAAGATTTATACATTGTAGAAAATAAAAAAATTAAAAACATAGCAAAAAAAGATCATGTTGTGGATTGGATTGGTGGCAGTTGTGTTTACAAGATATTAATTGGAGACCAAGTAGTACATGTTGGTAGATCTGACACATGTAAAAAACATGGAGGTGCTGAAAAAACAAGAAAAGCCATTGTACAATTGTTAGGTTGGGAAAAACACAATTCTGGAATCACAACCACAAAACTTTGGAAAGCAATAAAAAACAAATTCAAACCAGATATACAAAATATCAAAGTTGAAGTTATTTTTACTAAAAATATTGAAAAAGTTTACAGCAAAGAATTGATTTAAACCACAGGGCTCATTGATCCTTTGTATCTTTCCATGTTGTCTTTTAAAAATTCTTGAATGATTTTTTTATCTTCGTAACTTAATGCCCAGGCTTGATTCCAAGACACAGAACCTCTCATGTACCAACAAATTTCAGCAATCTGTTTTCTTATGTCGTGACTTTCTTCTGCTAATCTTCTAAAGTATTCTCCAACGTCAGAAGGCGAGTGTGTTATTAAGTAATTACGAAAAAATCTGCTGGATCCAATTTCACATCAGCAGTGAATTCTTTTTCAGTTTGTTTGCAAATCAGTGTTTGCTTGGTCACAGTTGAAAATTTATTAAGTCTGTCAATTTCTTTGTCAATTAATTTGCTGTTTTGTGCATCAAGATTATCAATAAACTCTTTGATGTGAGCTCTGTTTTCAACAATGTCACCATTTGGTGTTACAATTTTTACAACACTTTCAGTTAACAAGTTCATGTTTGTTTCTGCTAGTTTTACAAACATATTTTTAAATTGATTAACTTCAGGATTGTTTTGCACTTGATTTAATGTTTGTAGTGCTTTGGCTTGATCATATGCAACCAAATTTAATTTGGTTTGTAATTCATATGACAATGGTCTAACATACACAGTTATACCATTTTTTAACACAACATAATTTTCAGATTCCATAACTTCGACATTTTCTAAAATACTGTTTAAGTTAATTTCATATGTTTCTTCTTGACCGCTGTGTGGAGAAGTCAATCTAGTTTCCATAATTTCACCATACGTGGCCATTCGAATAGCAATCAACAAAATATCAACATCACACACTGGCAGTTTTCTAGTCTCCTTGATGCTTGGTGCACAACTCTGTACAATTTTTATAACAGAATCACCATTGAGTAGTGCATCTGGATTTCTCATGTACAACTCATCTTTGGTTGTCATTGGAAAAACCGCAATTTCATCAGTTGGTGCTTGGTCATCAACTGTGTTAAACTTGGCTCCAGATGGCAATTTTATATAAAGTTTTGGAGCTCTATAAAACTGTTTTAACGGATTGATATTTTCGTTTTGTTGTTCTGACATTTTTGTTCCTTATTAACTACGTACTTTATTTAGTTTATAAATATTCATGTAGAATACTTATTGGAGAAATTAAAACTATACTTAATTATTTATCATGATAGATCTTGAATTAGATGGACAGACGATAAGAATACCAGAATTTGCAATGGACAAATCCATTCAGATTCTTATTCAGTTGGCCAAAAAGCAAGGACTAGACTTAACTTCTATTGAAAAGTCTGACAAGCGTACAGCCACAGTGCTTTCCAGAATGGAAAAAATCTTAACTGGACAAAAAGAACAGTTAGCAAAACAAACCAAAGAAGGTCAAAAAGGAATCCAAGCACAAAAAAAAGAATCTAGCGAAACTGCAAAAGTTCGTGAAGCCATTAATAACGCAACAAAATCAAATTCAGCAAAACTTGAACAGTTGGCAGAAAAAATTGGCGACAAAAATGCAGGTGGGTTGTTAGGAGGTGTTGTTGGTAAACTTGGAATCTTTAGTAAATTCTTATCAGTAGGTGCCGCGGCACTTGCCGGTTTTGCCACAGCCATAACCACTTTTTTCAAATTCTTAATGAGATTAGGACAACTTGAAGGCACACTATTTAGAACTGGATTTTTTAGTTTTGATTCTCAAGAAGGATTGGCTCAAGGTATTACTTCGTTGACAGTGTCAGCCGCAAATGCAAGATTGAGTTTAGAACAAGCAACTGAAATTTTGACACAATATTCAAATGCCATGGATGCTTATGGAAGTGAAACAATTTTGTCAGCAATCACAAACACACAGAATCTTTTAGAATCACAAGGCTTCTTGGCACAGAGTTATCAAGAGATTGCTAATGCAGTTGCTGAACAATCAGACATTTTTGCAAAAGCAGGATTGTCAGTGGGAGCAAATGGTGTAGCACTGGCAAATCATTCAGCAGAATTATTAAGAAGCACAGTGGCATTTTCTGATTTGACAAACACATCTGCAGATTTGATTAGAACGTTAGTGGTACAGGCATCAACAAATCAAGTGTTCTTAAACAGATTACAAATGTTACCAGAATCAATTCGACAGTCAACACTGTCATCGGCTCAAGAAGCCTTTGCAGGATTGGCCGCATTTGGAGAACAAGCAGGTGGCGAGCTCACAAGAATTTTAAGTGAAGGTATAGGTTTTGGTAATTTGGCATTCTCGCAATCATTTAGAGATTTGGTTGTGACATCACCACAGTTGGCAGACTCATTGTATAATTTACAAAACACAATAACAGGTGGTGGCAGTGTTATTGACGGGCTAGAAACATTTAGGCAAACTGTGTTAGACGTTAGTGATGGTGAAAGACAAAGATTACAAGCATTGTCTATTATGGGAGATCAGACAGCATCGACGGTGTTGGCATTGATCAATCAACAAAAATTATTAACAGATGAAACCAATAACTTTGTGAGGCTGAGAAGACAAGCGGCTAACTTGTCTCCAGGAGAGTTAGCAAACATACAAGCAAGATTACAAGCGGCTATGGCAGAGTTGAGTACTAGATTTCAAAAACTAGCGGCGTCATTTTTGACATCAGGTGTAGTTGATATGTTTGGCAATATTATGGATGGGGTTATAAAGTTAGTGCAAAAACTTGGCGAGCAAGGTGGCTTCATTGACACAATTGGCAACAAGATAACTCAAGCACTAAACAATTCAGAAAACTTTATAAAAAAAGTCAAAGACTTTTTTACAAACACTGTTGAAGGATTCACAAGTTTTATTTCAAGTGCATTAACTAACGGAATATCAGCAGGTATTGCCAGAGGTGTTGCACTAGCATTACCAACAGGTGACAATGCAGAAAAATTAGCAATGTATGATAAGATACAAAGTATGCTCAAAACCAATCCTAATGATCCTGACACACTTAAAAAAGCATACGCAATGTTACGTAGAGGTAGAGAAGATGCAGAATCAACTGATCCGTGGGCCGAGTATGCTTACAACAATAGAGGATCAGATTTTATACAGAACTATATCCAGGATGAAATAGGCAAATATTTTGCCAAACCTCTGTTTCCACAATCAGGTGAAATGGGTTCGCCAACTGGCATTGTAAATCCCAATCAGCAAGGTGGAACACAAGGTGGAACACAACAGTCAGACGGTATAAGTGGCACTAGCAGGCAAAAAATTAAAATTTTACCAATGTTTGGTGATCCAACCAAATATCTTGAACAAGGTGAAATGACTGAAGGAGAGTATAGAAGAAAACAAATTGAAATACTCCAAGAACAGATTAACATACTAAACAAAATCAACACTAATTCAAAAAATCAAGTGACTTCTATTGATAAACAGACAAATACGTTGCAAAGCACAACATCTTAATCCATATGCAATTTTACCAACAAAACAAGGTTGACATATAGTATTCATTTTGTTAGTATATTAAAAAGGAATTTAAATAAATAACGTTATGAGTTGGAAAAAGTACTTTAGAGAATACGACACAGCCGAAGGTTCTAAAAGCCCAATGGGGTCAGTGCCAGCCAGTGCAACATCAAACACAGGTCACGCAAGATACAACACATGGTTACCTGAGGTTTATGCAGGACAACCAAACAGAATTGAAAGATACTATCAGTATGACATGATGGATCTTGACACAGAGATTAATTCTGCATTAGACACTATTGCAGAATTTTGTACTCAAGTTGACGAAAAAACACAATCACCTTTCACAGTATTTTACAAACAAGAACCAACCACAACTGAAACAGCATTATTGCAAAATGCATTACAGCAATGGAACAAAATTAATGAGTGGAACAAACGTGCTTTTAAAATGTTTAGAAACACTATTAAGTATGGTGATCAAATGTTTGTGCGTGATCCTAAAACTTACAAATGGTTTTGGGTTGATCCAGGATTTGTAGACAAGATTGTTGTCAACGAAGGCAAAGGCAAAAAGCCAGAAGCATACTTTATTAGAAACTTAGATTTAAATATTAAAAATTTAAATTTAACTTCTGACTCTTATTCAAAATTCAACACACAAATGGGTTATGCAAATGCAACTCCATTCCCTGTAGGTGGTATGGGATCAAACAAAGCATATCAACCAAGAGGTGCCACAACAGCAAATTTACCAGGCGGCTACGGATCAAGATTTCAGAGAGACGCCACAGTTTACCCAATTGATGCCACACATGTAATTCATTTAAGTATGACAGAAGGTATGGATAGATTTTGGCCTTTTGGGTTGTCAATTTTAGAACCAATCTTTAAAACATTCAAACAAAAAGAATTATTAGAAGATTCAATTATAATTTACAGAGTGCAAAGAGCACCTGAACGTAGAGTGTTTTATATTGATGTAGGTAATATGCCAACTTCAAAAGCAATGGGATTCATTGAAAGAATCAAAAATGAAATTCATCAAAGACGTATTCCATCACAAACAGGTGGTGGTACAAATATTATGGATGCCACTTACAATCCGTTGTCAATGATTGAAGATTATTTCTTTGCACAAACGGCTGAAGGTAGAGGTTCTAAAGTTGAAACATTACCAGGCGGTACTAACTTGGGTGAAATTGATGACTTGAGATATTTCAATGATAAACTGATGAAAGGTTTGAGAATACCAAGTGCATACATGCCAAGCTCACCAAATGATCCACAAACTGCATTCACAGATGGCAGAGTTGGTACAGCATACATTCAAGAATATAGATTTACAAAATTCTGTAAAAGACTTCAAACATTTTTACAGCCAGCAATTGATCATGAATTTAAAATGTTTTTGAAACACAGAGGAATTGAAATTGATTCTGGTATGTTTGAATTACAATTTAATGAACCACAAAACTTTGGCAAGTACAGACAGATTGAACTTGACACACAATTGGTACAGATTTGGAATCAAGTACAGCAGGTGCCTCATATCAGTAAACGTTTTGCAATGAAACGTTTCTTAAAAATGACTGAAGATGAAATTCATGACAATGAAAGACTATGGGCAGAAGAAAACAAAAACTCTATGCCAGGCAATGAAGGCACAGAAGGTTTAGGCTCAGTGGGTGCGGCGCCAATGCCAGGTTCGGGATTCACAGGATCAGAAGGTGGCCCAGATGATGTGGACACAGGTGGCACAGAATCGCCAATATCAGGTGCAGAATCGCCAACATCACCAACACCCGAACAAGAATAATCAATTACATATAATATAAGTAGAACTCACATAAATAAAAGTGTTATGAGATACAATGAACTTAAAGAGGCTTACTTTCCTGAAAAAGATGCATATCATCGTGCTGACATAGGCACATCAAGAAAAACTAGACTTACACTTAAACATTTAAATGAACTAAGAAAAGTCAGAGAAATCAGAAAGCAAGACCAAGAGCAAAACAGAGAATTCGTATCAAAAATGTACGGACAACCAGCAGAAGTTGTCTAGTAAAAACTAGTTTTATCTAAAATCTAAAAAAAAACACCTAAAATCTCTCTAATTAACCGGTATTTTTAACCTTTTGTGTAAATATAGTTTATAATATACGAACATTCGCGAATAATATCGTAAAAGGAGATTTAACATGTCACAAATGAGTTCAAAATTAGAACAAGTGTTAGAATTCTTAGTGAACGGTGAAAACGATAAAGCTCAAGAACTTTTACACGACACAATCGTAGAAAAAGCTAGAGAAATACACGAAGAAATCGTTAACACTCAAGAAGCAACTGACACAGAAGCAGAAACCAAAGAATCAACTGAAGAATCAACTGAAGAAACAACTGAAGCAAAATCAGAAGAAACAACTGAAGCAAAATCAGAAGATGATGCTGAAGAAGTTGAAGAAACAGTAGGTGGTACAGGAGATTCAGAAGAAGATCTTAAAGCAGAACTAAAGCAAAAAGCCGAAGAAGATGCTGAAGAGATTGACTATGAACAAACAAACGAAGAAGATCATGATGAAGAAGCTGAAGGTGAAGCTGAAGTAGATGCAGAAGAAGTCGAAGATTTAAAAGACAAAGCTGATGACATCGAAGACGCTTTAGAAGAACTAAAAGCAAAATTCAATGAGCTTATTGGTAACAAAGACGAAGAAGAGTCAGCAGAAGAAGAAATGCCAGCAGAAGAAGAAATGCCGGCAGAAGAATCTGCAGAACTGCCTTTAGAAGAAGCATCTTTAAAAGCAGTTAATGTAGACAATGCTGATGGATCGGATTCTACTAAATCACCAGTAGCAGGTGCACCAAAAGAAAACGCCAACGGCGCGGCACCAGTTGCAACTGGCAAAGGTGGTGAAGAAAAAGGTGGTCAAGTAGCAAAGCCAAGTGAAATGGGTGCTACAACAGAACCTAATATGTCTGAAGTAAAAGCAGATCATAAAGACGGTTCAGACTCATCTGCAAAATCACCGGTAGCGAGTAAGTAATTACTCAACAGGAGTAGCAAATGAGAGTTATGCGTCCACTAACAGAAAGTTTGACATTTGATCAAGCAAAGATCAATGTCGTGCAAGAAGGCAAAGAGGATCAAAAACACTACTATATGGAAGGTGTTTTTATTCAAGGTGGAGTAGTTAACGAAAATAAACGTGTTTATCCGGTTGAACAAATCCGTGGTGCAGTAGATTCAATCAAAGAGAAAATCAATGGTGGTTATTCTGTAATGGGTGAATGTGATCATCCACAAGGTTTACAGATCAACTTAGACAGAGTTTCTCATATGATAGAAAATATGTGGATGGATGGTCCAGATGGATACGGAAAACTAAAAATACTAGAAACCCCGATGGGTAAAATAGTATCAACTTTGCTTAAAGGCGGATGTAAATTGGGAGTAAGTTCCAGAGGCGCTGGCAATGTTGGTAACGATGGTAAAGTGTCAGAATTTGAAATCGTTACTGTAGACGTTGTTGCACAGCCTTCGGCCCCTGATGCATATCCAAAAGCCATTTACGAAGGGCTACTAAATATGCGTGGCGGACAAAAAATATTAAATTTGAGTCGTGATGCCACATATGATGCAGTAGCTGAAAAGTATTTGGCAGAAGAAGTTATGAAAATAATAACAGAACTAAGGTTAAAATAAGGAGATTCAGATGGCAAATATAACTGATGAAATTTTTGGATCCGAAACCCTTTCTGAAGAGGTAAAAACTCAAGTTCAGGAAGCGTGGGAGAAAAAGCTGTCTGAGGCTCGTGAGGAACTTTCTGCAGAACTTCGTGAGGAGTTTGCACAACGTTACGAAAACGACAAATCTCAAATTGTTGAAGCTATGGACAATATGATTACTGATTCTCTTAAAAAAGAGATGAGTGAACTAGCAGAAGACAAGCAAAAACTTGTTGCTGAAACTGTAGCATACAAACAAAAAATGGGAGAACATTCGGAACTGTTGACTAAGTTCGTTAATGAAACTCTTGTAAAAGAAGTACAAGAATTACATGGCGACAGAGAGTCACTCAAAGGTCAATTTACAAACTTAGAAGAGTTTGTAGTCAGACAACTCTCCAATGAATTATCTGAGTTCGCACAAGACAAAAAAGACGTTGTTGAAACAAAAGTTAAATTAGTAGCAGAAGGTAAGAAAGTTATCGAAGATACTAAAGCGGCATTTGTTAAAAGAGCGGCTGGTCTTGTTGAAGACACAGTTAGTTCAACACTGAAAAACGAAATGACAGCACTTAAAGAAGACATCAAAGTTGCAAAAGAAAACAATTTTGGTAGAAAAGTGTTTGAAGCGTTTGCAGGTGAATACATGAGTTCTTACCTAAATGAAGGTGGAGAAATTCGTAAGTTGAATGATCAACTTACTGATCAGCAGGAAATGACCAAGACATTGGAAGGTAGCCTCGCTGAAAAAGACGCTGAAATTAAGACAGTGGAAACAAAGCTAAAAATAGCTGAAGACAAGATTGTTAGAGAAAAAACTCTTAACGAACTTGTTTCACCACTATCAAAAGATAAGCGTCAAGTAATGTCAGAGTTACTTGAATCAGTTCAGACTGCTAATCTTAAGAAGCAGTTTGAAAAATATCTACCAGCAGTGTTAAATGAAACAACTACTGAAGTTGAAACAAACAAAGTAGTAATCACAGAGCACACTGGAGACAGAGCTGAAACAACTAACAACGACGAAAATAATGATATCGTTAATATTAAACGACTAGCAGGTCTAAGGAGTTAAACATGACAGACAAAACAATTACAGAAAATTGGGAAAATACAAAATCTGCTCTGCTAGAAGGACTTGAAGGTCAAAGAAAAGAGACTATGGGTGCAATCCTAGAGAACACTCAAACTTATTTGGCTGAAGCGGCTACAGCCGGTGCCACAGGCGCTGGTAATGTTGCGGCTTTAAACAAGGTTATCCTTCCAGTAATCAGAAGGGTTATGCCCACTGTGATCGCAAACGAAATCGTTGGTGTACAACCAATGACAGGTCCAGTTGGACAAATCCACACATTAAGAGTTAGATACGCTGACTCATTCAATTCAACATCAGGTACTGATACTACAGCAGGCGAAGAAGCACTTTCTCCGTTCAAAATTGCTGAAGGTTATTCAGGTGACGTTGACGACAAAGCGGCTTCAACATCAACACTAGAAGGTGCGGCTGGTAACAGAATGTCAATTCAAGTGTTAAAACAAACTGTAGAAGCTAAGACAAGAAAGCTATCAGCAAGATGGACTTTTGAGTCGGCTCAAGATGCTAACGCAATGCACGGTCTTGATGTAGAAGCTGAAATTATGGCGGCTCTAGCACAAGAAATAACAGCTGAAATCGATCAAGAAATTTTAGGTTCACTAAATTCTCTAGCAACATCGGCGGCAACAAACTTTGACATGAACAGTGTAACTGGTACACACACATATATCGGTGACAAACATGCAGTTTTAGCCATCCTGATCAACAGAGAAGCAAACTTGATTGCACAAAGAACAAGAAGAGGTGCAGGTAACTGGGCAGTAATGTCTCCAACAGCACTTACAATTCTTCAATCAGCGACAACTTCAGCGTTTGCAAGAACAACTGAAGGTTCTTTTGATGCACCAACTAACACTAAATTTGTTGGTACATTAAACGGTTCTATGAGAGTATACGTTAATTCATATGCTTCTGATAGTGCTAACGTACTAGTTGGTTACAAAGGTCCAGGCGAAGTGGATGCGGCGGCTTTCTATTGCCCATACATTCCTCTAATGTCTTCTGGCGTTGTAATTGATCCAGGTACATTTGAGCCAGTAGTATCGTTCATGACAAGATACGGTTATGTAGAGTTAAACAACACTGCATCATCACTTGGTAATGCACAAGACTACATCTCAAAAATTGGTGTATCAAACTTGTCATTTGTGTAATCCACAAACAAGTTAAACATATTAAAGCCTCCCAGGAAACTGGGGGGCTTTTTCTTTTAAGCACATTTTAATCAAATCATTGACAATAAATAAATATAGTAAAGGAGCATAGAAATGCCAGCAAAAGTAGTTAGACGTTCATCAGGAACAA